AATCTAGTTGACTAATTGCTGGTGTAAATTGAAAGTTATGTAAAGGTGATTGAACTTTTACTTTATCAAACTCTGCACCTAGTTCAGAACCTATTCTTGCTAAATCACTTACTTCTAAATTTTTAGGAATGTCAAGAATATTACCTGTAGCAAAAGTTCCTAAGCCACCAAATTTTTCTTGAAGTATTGTTTCAATAATGGTAGAGCCACCAGGGGTAGCACCTAAACCACTGCTATATAAAACATCTGTGTATAAACCTCTAAGAAGAACTATTCTGTCATATTCTTTTAAGTCAGCAAACCTTTGAGTTAATACTGCTGCTTCTTCTTTAGGTAAAACTAAACGTGCTGTGTCTCTAAAAGTATTTAATGTTTCCCCAACCATATCATCATTTGTAAAGATTGGTCGACCAAGTGGTGCACGTGATGCAAGTTTATTTACTTTTGAAGAAAATGATTTCATTTGAGTTGCAGCAAATATAAACAATGGGTCAGATTGTCTTAAATCAGCAATACGCGCTGCTGCTTTGGAAATATCTGTTCCAACATCAATGTATTTACCTTCAAGATAGGCTGTGTCAACAACGTTATCTGTTTTTTGAATTGCTTCGAAAAGGTTAACATCTGTTGTACCTTTAAGTCTGCTGCTAAATATGTCACCAATTGATTTACGAATTGAGTTAGCCCACAATGAAGACTTAGTTGCGGTAACAACATTATTAGTTCTGTAAAATATCATGCTGTTAGATTTGCCACTAAATAAATATTTAGTATGTTCTGCATTAAGAAAATATTGGGCTGCAGTATCAGCATCTTCAATATATTTATTTGGACCTATTTTGCTATAGTTAGGATAAATTTCACCAAAAGCAAGTTTACGAACAATAGCATCATTATTATATGCAGGATAATTTTGACCAATAGCAGTCATAACTCTTGCTCTAGTTTCTGGGGTACCTTCTCGATATTGTTTTAACAAAGGCCCAAGACCAGGAGTTGAACCAGGTATGCCGTTCCATACTTTTCTAACTTCATTAAATTCAAATACTTTAGAAACTGCTAATTCAGGTGCAATACCTTTTTTCCACAATTGCCCATAAACAGCACCTTTATTAATAATAGGTGCTTTAGGTTGTAAATTTTCTTTTAAAGTCATTTTAGCAAGAGCACCAACACGTTGCCCTGCTGGAACACTTTTAACTATTGCTTTACCTGCAGCCCAGGCACCAGCAGTTGCCCAAGTTAAAGGGTCTGCAATTATTTGAAACGTTAAATCATACGCTCCAGAAATTCTGTCAAAAATCTTTTCTTCAATAAGTGGTGCATCAGGTGATAAACGCATTTGTTTTCTGGCAACTTCTCTACCAGGACTTACTTGTGCTCTACGATAATCACCAAGAATGTCAGCGAAGTCTTCAGGGTTTTCTTGCATGAAAGATAAAGCACGTTCAATTTCAGGTGTTACCCCACCTGCTTCTTCAATTACTCGACCAGGTGTCCATCCTGTTACTAAACCTTTTGCTAAAGCAGACATACCTGGACCGTATGTTTCTTCTAATTTTTTTGTATATTCTACGTTCCATATACGTTTACCATCCCAGTCATCAGACCAGAAGTTAAGCATGCTTGGTGTGTATTGACCTGTTTGCTTAGCATAAGCAAGTGTTCCACCAACAGTTCCAGTTAATGCTTGGCTGTAACCTTGCAATAGTTTCATTGCACCAGTAAAAGGTGATTGAACTACTGTTTTAGCAATGGAACCTAGTGCTCCCAGTATTGTCCAGTTACTTGGTTTGTTTAAATAATCTGGGTTATCAAAAACATTCTTTAATGCTTCTTGAACACCATCATCAAGTTTAAGAAATTCTTCATTGGCTTCTTTGTTTTCCATTTTAAGTAATTCTCTATGTTTGTCATAGAGTTTACTCCAAGTGTTAATTTGTTGTAAATCTTGTTGAGGTAAATTAGCGCGATAAGAGGCTACTGCTAATTCTGGTAAGTATTGGTTACCACTAGGGCTAAAAGGTTCTGGTGGATTCCATCCTGGGATTCGAGACATTAATACCCGAAACCTTTGCCTTGACCTTCCATTGCCATAAAAATATCAGCAACACCTGCAATATCTTGTACTTCTGGTTTACTTAACATTTCACTTGCAACTGTTGCAGGGGTTCTTTGATTACTTGGTGGTAAATTAATAAAATTTGGTCCTGGACCAAAAGGCATACCAGCAGTTTGAGGTTCATCAAATCTTTCAGATGGTGCAGTAAGTTGAGTGATTGGGGATGTTGCAGCGTAAGAAGAAATAGGTTTAGACATACCACCACGTCCACTGCCAACCATATTTGGAGTTGGACCAGCCATATCTGCGCCTTGTTGAAGACCTAAAAGTTCTTGACCTTCACCATAAGAACCACCAGCCATGTATCTTGCTGGTTGTCTAGAAACATTTAAATCAGTTCTTTTGGAATTACTACCAGGACCTGATATTTGTTCTCTAATTGCCATTAATCTTCGTCCTCATCAAATTCTTTATCGTCTAATTGAATGTGTGCTGCGTCTAGCATTCCTTTAAGTTTCCAATTTGGAGACTTACCGTCATCTATTACGTGCAAAAAATATTTTCCTTCAGAATTAATCATTTCAACAACTGTTATAACGGCTGTTGCCATACCACCCAATGGGTGTAGGTCTTGCACAAAGCCATTTAACGAATCTTGAAACATTTTTACGTAATCAGATTGTGTACGCTTTGCCATTTTATCCCGCTAACTGTCCCATAATTCCTGCTAAATCTGGAGGTAGGGCTCCAGCAGGACCACCAGCGGGAGCGCTTGGAGGGGACGGTTGCGCTACAACCTGCTGTGAAGGAGCGGCAGCCTCTGCTGGAGTAGGTTGTTCAGGTTCAAATGCTTGCTTAACAGAATCTTCAATAGAAATACCATTGCGTCGTTTATCAATTATATCAGCAAATTTACCTAACAAAACAGAAACATCTTGTCCTGTAGCAATCATTTCAGGAATTGCACCAGCAGCAGCGTTAACTGCACGATTCAAATTATCACGCATCTTTTGTATATCAATGCGTTCTTGTTCTTTACTTACGTTAACAGACCATGGTAATTCACTCATTACAAATTCTTTAGATACAAGGTCCCCGCCTAGGGCTTGTAGTGAAAAGATTAATGCACGAGATGGGTCAAGTCCTGCCATTAAACCGTAGCGAACTTCTACAGTGTAATCGCCTTTAATGTCTTTAGTTGGATTGTATTTAAGTTCATAAGGTGAACCATCATTGTATCCGCGAACGTTCTTATCAAATGGGAAAATCTTTTCATCAATGCGTAAACATAGACTTAATACGTCTTCAAATGTTTGAGTAAATATTTGTTGGCTTGCTTTGATTTGTGAATCAAAAGCACCAAGTAACGCTTGGACGCCTTGACCAGTAATGATGCTGGCATCAATGTTGCCAGTTCTACCTTCTGGATAACGTGCGCCCAAACGCATTTCCTGTTGCAACACTGCCTGTTCAGTAAATGCTGCGTTTGGTAAATCTAAACCGACTCTTCTAATTAGTTGAGGGTTTTGACTTCTCAAAACTGCGTCGGGACCAAATGCTAATTCTTGAACATCGTTAGGCAATGCCAACGGAGCCTGAACAGATTTCTCTGCTGCTTCTAATGCTAGTAAAGAAAAACGTGCACGAGCAAGTTGCACCCAAACAACATCATCAAACTGTCCACGTGGTTCTTCATCAATACTTGCACGACGTGCAACACGCACCATAATCTCACCAAGAGGGTTAGGTGTGCGTTTTAAAACAAGATTAGTTCTTTCAGGAAGATACAAAAGAATTTGGTCGTCATCTTCGTAACGAACCATTTCAAGTAACGAATACAAATCAGTCATATCACGACCCATAGGTCCAATGATTTGATTTTCGTATTCAGGGAACTCTGCAATTAACTCTGCAATAGTTTTAACATATCTACGTGCGTAAGAAGTTACGCGACCAAAACGGTCAAACTCTGGGTATGCACCCAGAGGGTTATCGACACGGATGCGGGGCTGATTATCTTTAACATCTAATTCTACGACGATTGGCAAAAAGCCATATGTAAGAAACCAGTCAGCCCCTGTATACATCTGTGTCTGCAGCCGTGATGATTGAGCATAAAAATTTACAATCATGCTGCGTTTATCTGCCTGCGCCTTAGCGCGGTCAGAATTTATGTTAACTGTTGCACAGTTAAAACTAGGGAGAGGGGCAAGTACTTCTGCTAAATCTCGTGCTGCAACATCGATAAAGTTAGCAATCATTGGTGAAGGCATACCTTCAGGGAAAAAGTCTGGATAAACGTTAGATATTTCGCCACGACGAACAGACAAAACATTTGCCATACGCACATCGCGACCTTGGTTACGACGCTTTAACGCCTCAACCTTATCTGCAATTTGTTGCACATCAAGTGCCATTCAAACTCCTATAAATATTGTTCACTGTGCTGCGCCGCAGCCAGTTCATCTAAATTCACAACACCACGTTGAGAAATGTTTTTCTTAGTTGCATAACGATTATATGAATGATTCTGCATATAACCTGATTGTTGAATTAATTCTTTAAAACGAATCTCGGCAAACCATAAAGCCATAACGCAATCAGTTTTTTGAGACTTCTTAGCACTAGGGTCCCAAGTAATTAACTGCTCAATAAGAGCCTTAACATGCTCATTACCTTCAGTACTTGGAAGTTTAAGAAGATTATCTTTTTGAAACTTACCATCACGTTCAGTACCAAACAAAGCAGCCATAGATGCTACACCAAAAGATTCATCCCACTTATTCTTACCAGTAAAATGGGGTCTTAACTGAACACCACGAGAACCAAGCCATTGGTTAAGTTCAGTGTCTAAAGCATAAGATTTTTGGTGGGCGTTAATTTCTATACGCAACTCGTTAGGCTGATACTTAACAGTCCAGTCTTCAAACAGACTTCGAATTTTTTGAGGATTAGGGTCAACCATGTTACAAACATCAAGAATCCAACGCTCATGAGTATCCCTATCAAAAGCAACACACACAGCAGCAGTGTTACCAGTCATAGCAGGGTCAACACCTATAACGGTGTAATAGTTACCACGCTCATAAGGATGACCTGGGGCACCGAACTTTAAAGTACCAACTTTGCGTCTACCATCAATAGAACCTTGAACAAGGACAGGGCGAAAGATTGAGTCTTCCTGAATGTCTTGTTGTTGATAAACCAAAGCCCAAGTACTAGGAGTCACCTCACCGCGCCGACGATACAGGGCTGGACCGTCCCACTTAGTATAAAAACCATCAGCATCAGGTTCTTTAGAACCAGACTTTTGGTCAGTCTTATTCCACAAAGTAACCCAATCATGGGTATCCTCAGCGAACTCTAAAACTGCTGGCATAGCAAAATAAGTAAACGGAGACCTACCATTAGACCAATGCTTAGGATTACGAATTTCACGATAAAGGTCATTAGCAGCAAAACGTGTACCCAACACCAGAAGCACACCCTCATCATCTAGACGAGTAATAACTTCTTTCTGAATCCACTCAAGTTGCTTCTCCCACTCATGGGCATTAGCACCAGTCACACAATCATCAAGAATAATCAAGTTAGCGCGGGCACCATACACTTGACCACCAATACCAAGGGCTTGAACCGTTGGGTCTTTTTCGGTAGAGTTACGAGAAAGAGTAATAGCGTTGGCTTTCCAAGAATCAGCATCCTCACGCCACCCACCAGGAGGAGCATAAGTAGCCTGCATCTTAGCCCACATAGGATGAGTCAAACGTTGCTTAATAGAATAAACAAACTCCTGAGCCTTAGTCAAAGTTTTAGAAATAACAATAATACGAGTATTGTCAGGGTCCATACAAATCTTGTAAGTAGAATAATTAACGGTAATCGTAGTCGACTTAGCATGCTCAGGGGGCACATTAATTAACAAACGAGTCTTATCATCAGAAGGCTCATACGTCATAGACGGATGCAACCAAGAAGGCGGGCGACCCTCCAAAACATCAACCCAATTCTGCTGATGAGGAAACACCTGACTGTTCAAAAAATTTTTAGAAAACTCAGAAAACTCAAAAGAAAACTTGTCGCCACTTAAATCCCTAGTAGCACCCTCTTGCTTGGCATCTTCTAAAGCAGAGGCAAACTTAGCATCCCTAGACAACCACTGGCGCAAGGTGCCCTCTTGGCGCCCCACAAGACCCATTGCTTGCTTAACACTAATGCCATCCCTAACATGAGACAACACTTTACTCTTAGCCTCAACAGTGTCCTTAATTAAAGGATGCTGGGCACCAGACTGAAACTTAGCCATAAAATATATGCCCCCGCATTAATAAACGTTAACTGTGTAACAACTAAATATACGCTACTGTAACAACTCAAATACTATATACGGACGAGCCCCTTTAGGGGGCTCGTACAGTAAACCAGGTTCGGGGTCTAAAAGACCCCTCACTATATACTAATCCGTCCAAAATACAAAAACGGACAACACTTAACCAAAAAGTTATAAACGTTACCAAAACGTTACACAAAACTATACATATCCCCCTGTATCTGTAACAAAAATACATAATCAACCTATACATACGACAGTCGTACGTCGGTTAAAAACCCTGGGGTTGCTCGCTACGCTCACAACCCTGCCGCCTACGGCGGCCCACCGCTACGCGGTGCAGGGTTTTTGCAGACGCAAGTCCTCGCAGCCACTGCGTGGCATACTCAGACTTGCCCAACGTAACCATAACTATGCTGCCCTGGCAGAAGTCAGGTTGTCTGTTTGGGTGTGACTGTTTCTATCGGTTCCTGTTGGCAAGAAGTGCGAGATGGTGACTGGCTACTGCTCTTTGTCATAAATGCCAAAGAGGCAGATAGCCTCTGTGAAAGGATGACAACATCATGGCGTTCAGTGCAACAGCAGTTAAAGGCAGTATCTCATTCCCAGATGAGAAACGTGCAGCCATTTCTATTAATGGTTCTACACAAAAATGGTCAAGCAACGGTACTCCGTATACTCAAATGGGTTACGAGTATGTGACTAGCAATAATCCTGTAATCGTTAACAGATTAAAGGAATTGGTTGATTCTGGCTTGGCTGAGCCAATCCAAAATAGTAAGGGTCAAACTCGATATGTTGCAGATTTTGCAGAAATCGTGTTCGAACCTGTTATGGAACGTGTTGCTAAAGGTTCAGATAAATCTCCTCGTACCTTTAGAAACATTGTTGATTTCCAGGTGGCTTTGGAAGTTCAAGACCATAACTAATTAGGGCTAAACCTACACGTCTCGCAGCAAACGCTCGCGGCGTGTAGGTTTAAGTCTTCCAGACTGGTGTCACGAGTGATTACTTCGCTCCGCCGTTATACAGCGTAATTTTGTAAACAAAATTCCGCGTTATGTAAACGGCTCTAGTAGTACCCGCCAAGCCTAATCGGCTGGTCTTGCTCGTCAAATCAATGATTATAACGATTTGGAGAACTTTTTCCAAAAACGGGAAAAACTTGCACCAAATTGTTATAATCAACTACATGATTTGACAAGACTGCAACCAACCGATTGGTCTTGGCTTTATAATTACCAAATCGGTAGTTATAAGAAAAGGAGTAAAGATGTCTTGGTATCCAACACAAACCAATGCTCTGTATGTTACAGAAGACATTGAACAAAAGTCCACAGAGTATGTGGACTCTAAAGGTCGCCACTTCATAGATGTTGATGATGTTGTTGTCGACCATAAAACGGTTAACGGCTACGTTACTGTTGATGAGGATTCTGGCTTGCCTATCTACAATCCAGAACCTCAAGAAGAAACTGTCCACGATTTAATGAATATGCATTATGAAATAGATATCGTATATCCAACCAAAAAGGTTTTATATCACGATTCTTACTATCTGCTATATGCTAACCAAGTTAATTCTGCAAGAGCAGCAGAATTACGTAAATCTTGGTTAGCAAATATATCAGATTATCATGCACCTTATGTTAACTCACATGGTGTGCAAATTGGCTCACACAAGGTTAGCCAAGATATTGCAATAAAGTGGGGCTTGGTCGTCGCCTAGCCCCAACACAAACTAGCAGGACTGGCTTCGGTCAGTCTTGCTAGTTTTATTTTTTTAAAAAAAATCCGTTGCCTCCTTCGTCAGCCCAAGGTCGGGCATGACTCAGTCGGCGCTATCGCCAGAAAGGTTAACAATGTTATATCACCAAGTTATAGT